CGCTACAATGACGAGTATGTCAAGAAGAACCGAGCATTCGGTGAGCTTGGGCATCCAGAGGGACCAACGATCAATCTTGATCGAGTCTCGCATATGATTACAGACATTTCCGAGAATGGAAATGACTTTATTGGAACAGCCAAGATTTTGGCTACTCCATACGGAAACATCGTTCGTAACCTCATCTCTGAGGGAGCGCAACTCGGTGTTTCTTCGCGCGGAATGGGATCACTGAAGCAGGATCGAGATGGTGTTCAGATCGTCCAAGACGATTTCCATCTTGCTACTGCTGCTGACATTGTTGCTGATCCTTCTGCACCCAACGCTTTCGTTCAAGGTATCATGGAAGGTCGCGAGTATTGGTATGATGCTGGCACTAACACATGGCGCGTTGAGCAGATGGCAGAGAGCATGAAACGAATGACAGCGAAGGAGCTGGAGGAGCGCAAGCTCGAAGCATTTACAACGTACATGAAGCTGCTGCTGAAGTAGCCGATTGTATAAATAGACACACATCGGTAAGAAGTACCGTTCTTACATAGGAGTCGAACAATGAGCAAGAGAAGTCTTGAAAGCACGATCCGAAATATCGCGGAAGGCGCTGAATCAGGTAAGCCAACGCCAAAAGTTTCAACACCAGGGCAGCCTGAGCTGCCATCTGAAGGTGGAGATCCAGGTAAGGGCGGAAACGATCCAAAGGCCAAGGGTGGAGTCGAAGAGCCAATGAAGGACAATCTCCTGACTGATCCCGAGGACAAGCACGCTGACATTACAAAAGCATCTAACGCCACATCCAAGGCAGCAAAGCGAAAGGCTGACAAGGGCGGAGCAGAGTCAATGCAGAAGGTCAAGGAAGAGGAAGAGATTGAGGATCTTGATCTCGTTGCCGAAGAGAGTGACGAGGATGTCGAGATCATCGAAGTGGATGAGGACATCTTTAATCTAGTCACAGAGCTTGACGAGGATGAGCTTCGCGCTCGCTATGCAGAGCTTCTTTCCGCAGTCATGGAAGAGCAGGACGACAGCGACGATAGCGAAGAGATCGCGGAGGAAGAGGTCGCAGAGATTCGACGACGCATCACAGCAGATGATCTTGATCTGTCTGAGGATGTTGCTGCTATGTTCGACAGCGAGGATCTTTCAGAGGATTTTCAGATGAAGGCAAAGACCATTTTCGAGGCAGCAGTTCTCGTTCAGGTCAACAACAAGCTCGATGAGCTTGAGGAGTCCTTCAAGCAAGAACTTGCTGAGTCAATCAACGTCCATGAGACAGAGCTGACTAACAAGATTGATGACTATCTAAACTATGTTGTTGAAGAGTGGATGACCAAGAATGAGCTGGCTGTTGAGCGTGGCCTACGCGCAGAGATCGCAGAGGAGTTCATTGGTGGTCTTCAGAAGCTCTTCATTGAGAGCTACATCGACGTTCCAGAGTCGAAGGTTGATGTTCTCGATGAGATGGCAACAGAGATTGATGAGCTAAAGGCTGCCCTCAACGAGCAGATCGAGGCCAACATTGATCTTCAGAATGCACGAACTGAAGTTGTCCGTGAGAGTATTCTCATTGATGAGCTTTCAGAGCTTGCTGATAGTCAAATTGAAAAGATTGCTGATCTTGCCGAGAGCGTTCAGTTCGAGGATGAGGATCAGTATCGAAAGGCGATTAACATCCTGAAGGAGAGCTATCTTCCAAAGGCTGTTGATTTAACAGAAGATGACGACGCAGATGTGGACGAGGAGTTCGCACAGACACTTAGTGAGTCTGTCGAGCAACCAAAGCTGGATGACGCTATGTCACAGTACGTTCGCGTTCTGGGTGGTCAGCTCAAGTAACTTGTGGAACGAGTGTAGACTCGGGTTTATATAAATAAGAAAGATCAGGGAATACAAGGGCCCTGAACATTTTCACAGAAGGAGTATTAAATGTATCTTTCAGAGGAACTACAGACAAAGTGGGCCCCTGTTCTGGAGCATGAGGAAATGCCAAAGATTGCTGATCGCTATCGAGCGGCAGTTACGGCGGTTCTTCTTGAGAACCAGGAGCAGGCACTTCGTGAGCAGTCGCTACATGAGGCACCAGCCAATGCAATCGGAACGCCGGGTGGAGCAACAGGTGTTGCTACATATGACCCAGTTCTCATCTCGCTTGTTCGACGATCAATGCCAAACCTGATCGCATATGACATCTGCGGCGTTCAGCCGATGACAGGACCAACAGGCCTGATCTTTGCGATGTATTCTCAGTATGCACCGCTTACAACATCAACTGACGATGCTGGATCAAGAAACACCAACGAAGCTCTGTTTAATGAGGCTAACACCACGTTCTCTGCAACAGACTTCCCAGAAGGTGATCTTGGTTCACCTGCTGTCCATGCTAACACACACTCGATTCTTGATCAAGCTGTTACTCAGGGTGGTATGGATACAGGAAATGCAGAAACTCTTGGTGATACTGGTGCCCAGATTGCTGAGATGGGATTTGTCATCGACAAGGTGACAGTCACAGCCAAGTCGCGAGCCCTCAAGGCAGAATACACAGTCGAGCTTGCTCAGGATCTCAAGGCCATTCACGGTCTGGATGCTGAGACAGAGCTTGCTAACATTCTGTCCGCTGAGATTCTTGCTGAGATCAACCGAGAGGTTGTTCGCACAATCAACAAGTCCGCAACAGATGGAGCGCAGACGAACACAGCAACCGCTGGTGAGTTTGATCTCGATGTCGATGCCAACGGACGCTGGAGTGTTGAGCGATTCAAGGGACTTATGTTCCAGCTTGAGCGCGAAGCAAACCAGATCGCCAAGGCAACTCGACGCGGGAAGGGCAACCTCATCATCTGCTCGTCAGATGTTGCGTCTGCTCTGTCGATGGCTGGACTGCTGGATCACACTCCAGCCCTTTCGGACAACCTGAACGTCGATGACACGGGCAACACTTTCGCTGGTGTTCTCAATGGTCGCTTCAAGGTCTTTATTGACCCATACTTCGACGCATCATTTCCTTCGGGAGCAACCGGATTCGGTGGAACGGAATACTTCACCGTGGGATACAAGGGATCGAGCGCATATGACGCTGGGCTCTTCTACTGCCCATACGTTCCGCTCCAGATGGTGCGAGCGGTTGGTGAGAACTCGTTCCAGCCAAAGATCGCATTCAAGACTCGTTACGGAATGGTTGCAAACCCATTCGCAACGACGAATGGTGCGGGTGCGATTGATCTGAACGGGACGAACGCAGTTGCCGCTGGTAACCGAAACGTCTACTACCGATCGGTTCTCGTTCGCAACCTCATGTAATATGAGTTCGCATTAGCGAGCAAACATTAGGGGGCACCTCTTCGGGGGTGCCCCTTTTTGCGTTTGATAAATAGAGCTATGGAACACAGAAAACTCAAATGGGAATATGCAACTCAAGAAGTCACTGAACGCTGCCTTGAACGCGCTCGATTTCTGATTGATCGTGGTTATGTCGATGTGCGCGAAGAGGACATAGAAGCTCTTGCCAAGCGTATCTACTACGCAGAGGACGATGAAAATGCCACAGCCTAGTAATATCAATATGATGAGTCAACTTGGATTTCGTTTTCACGTCAGAAAACTACCCAACGTAAATTGGTTCGTCCAGAGTGTATTGCTGCCAGGAATGACTGTTCCAGATGCAGAACACCCTACACCATTTCAAATTACATACAGACCAGGTCGAACTGTAGAGTACGATCCACTGGTTGTTGAATTTAAGGTAGATGAAGACCTGAAGACATTCATTGAAATTATGAACTGGATGCGTGGTATCGGATTCCCTGAAAGTTATGATGAGTATAAGAACAATGTTGGCACAGGTCTTCAGGATGCCGTTATGTCAGACGCTACGCTGATGATTCTTAACTCGAACATGAATCCATCGCACGAATGCACCTTCTACGATATATTCCCTATCAATTTGAGCCCGCTCCAGTTTAATAGCACTTCAAGTGACGTAGACTACCTTACAGTTCAGGTGTCGTTCCGGTATCTTCGATATGAAATAAAATCACTATAAAGACTTGACATAGTAGATTACGCAGCTATAATATGTGAACTTAATTTTAAAGGAGTATTTCCATGATCAGAGTAATCGGCTTCCTTATTACATTACTGGTTAGTTCAGTAGCCACAGCACAGGTATCACCTAGCTATATCCATATTCCAACCTCAACTACCGGAGTTGCAATCTTCACTGTTGGTATCATCGAGAATGATCCGCGTATTACCGAGACGTGCATTTATCGTATTGTTGATGTAGTTGAAGAGAAGGTCGCTTGCGCTACTCCTGACAGCTATATCGACCCCCCGCCTACTGCTATTGCTTGGAAGATAGCTGAGATTCCGGTTACGCTCACGACTGTTCCTGTTGGTGTGGGTAACGACGTTTCATACATCGCTCGCAATATTATTACTCTGCCTGATGGTAATGTTGTTATGTCTGATCGCACGAATCAGATAGGTGTAGTTACTTCAAAGCCTGTCGCACCTACCATTCGTCCGAACATCGTTGTCAACGTAGAGGTCAACGTAGCACAGTGACGCTTGATGATATTATGAATGAGTGGGAGAAGGACAAGTCGATGGACTCAACTTCTCTTGATAGTGAATCGTTGAAAATTCCTGATCTACATCACAAATATCACAAGATGCTGTCTGCTGAGAATGCCGTACTTAGAAGAATGGCAGCACGAGTTGAAGAGGTCAAGACGCTTCGATGGTTATACTTCTCTGGCAAGCTCGACGAAGATACGCTGAAGAAATATAACTGGGAGCCGTTTGACCTGAAGGTGATGAAGCAGGACACGCAACGATTTGTTGACGGTGATCCAATCCTAAATAAGTATGTGATCGAGTTGGGTGATCAAAAGGAGAAAATAGAGTTGATCAAGAGCATTATGTCTCAAATCAACAATCGCTCCTTTCAGATCAACAATGCAATCAAATGGCAACAATTTCTAACAGGGCAATAAAATGTCAGAACAGAAGACGGCAAAGAAGACTGAAGAAGCTCCAAAAGAGCAAGATACCACCAAATCAGAAAAAGTCGATACTACTGGTATTGATGATCTGCTTGATGACATCGACGATGTGTTAGAGGAGAACGCTGAAGAGTTCGTAAAGAACTTTGTTCAGCGAGGTGGCGAATAGCCATTTCCTCTCTTTGTTATGTCTGATATTGAACTAATCAAAGTCAACGAAGTGTATCTGCGCGTTGACGCAGAGCCGCACATTCTGGCTGAAATGAGCGATCATTTCACCTTTCTGGTGCCTGGGCATCAGTTTATGCCTGCTTTTCGTAATCGCCTGTGGGATGGCAAGATTAGACTATTAGACACGCGCAATCAGACAATCTATTCTGGGCTTATGCACCACATCGAGCAGTTTGCTCAAGACAGAGATTATGACATATCATATCCGTCTGATCTCAATATAGCCACATCGTTTAGTCTTGTCGAAGGTAGAGAGTTTGCATCGACCCTCAATCTTCCGTTTGAACCGCGTGACTATCAAATGGAAGCGTTCGTGACTTGCGTTCGCGATCATCGTAAATTGATCCTTTGCCCAACAGGTTCAGGCAAATCGCTGATCGCATATCTGCTGACACGATACTATCAGCAGGAGTGTGATGGTAAGATACTCATCATCGTCCCTACGATCTCACTCGTCAATCAGCTATACAAGGACTTTGCTGATTATGGATGGAACACCGCAGAGAATGTCCATCGTATTATGCAGGGGAAAGACAAAGCAACAGATTTGCCTGTTGTTATTTCAACATGGCAATCAGCATACAAGTTACCAAAAGTATGGTTCGATCAGTTTGATGTGGTGATAGGCGATGAAGCACATCTATTTCAAGCCAAGTCCATTCAGACGATGATGACGAAGATGACCGATGTTAAGTATCGCTTTGGAATGACAGGAACACTTGCTGATGCCAAAACACACTCTCTAGTTCTTGAGGGATTATTTGGGCGTATTCGCAAGATAATCAAAACAAAAGACTTGCAAAAAGCTGGGCATCTTGCTAAACTACAGATCAAAGCAGTTGCACTCAAGTATTCTAAAGATGAATGCCGTCTTGTGTCCAAGATGAAGTACCACGAGGAGATTGACTTTCTGGTATCTCATAAAAAGCGAAATATTTTCATTCGCAATCTTGCGCTTTCGCTTTCGGGGAATACATTAGTATTGTTTAATTTTGTAGAGAAGCACGGAAATGTGCTTCATCGTATGATAGAGGAGAAGGCTAACGATAAACAGGTATATTATGTCTGGGGAGGCACGGATGCGGAGCTTCGCGAACAGGTAAGGGAAATTACGGAAAACAACAATGATGTGATTATTGTAGCTTCTGCTGGTGTATTCAGCACAGGAGTCAATATCAAAAACCTACACAACGTAATCTTCTCTCACCCCGGCAAGTCAAAGATCCGTGTGCTTCAGAGCATTGGTCGAGTTCTCCGTACCACGGAGACAAAAGAATCAGCAACTCTATACGACATTGTAGATGACTTGACAAATGGAAGTAAAAAGAACTTCGCCGCGACTCATTTCATTGAGCGACACAAATATTATGTGGCAGAAAAGTTTCCAGTCAAGCTATACAAGGTGGAGGTGAAATGAAAACTGAAGATATGAAGATCCATTATGTTGTGCTTGTGGATGGCACAGAACTAATTGGAAAGAGCACAGGCAGAGGATGGACTGGGACTGTCAAAATCGTCGAACCCTGCATTATCATTCGCGATGACTACGAAAACAGTATAGCCTCTGTTCGTAGATGGATGCGTTGGGCAGAAGACCCAAGCAAGCCCGTTGAGCTATCACACTATAGTATTGTGACGTGCTTTCCTGTCAACGAAGCCATAGCGGAGCAATATGTCATTGCTCTTGATAATATCACAAAGACTAACGAGAAACTCGATGCAATTCAAAGTAATGATATAGACGATGAACCAAGCATAGACGAGTTTATTAGCGAGTTCCTTGCTAAGAAAGGAACACTTCACTGATGCCACGTCGATCAAAAGAACAACAGTCAAAATCACACTATGTCGATAACAAAGAATTCTTCAAGGCGATGGTTGAATATCTTGAACAGGTCAAAACAGCAGACACGAAGGGTCTGGATCGCCCTCGCATACCCGACTACATTGGCGACTGCTTTATGAAGATCGCCACACACTTATCCTACAAGCCAAACTTCATCAATTACACATATCGCGATGATATGATTATGGATGGTGTGGAGAACTGCATTCAATACATTTACAACTTTGATCCAGAAAAGACTCAGAATCCATTTGCGTACTTCACGCAAATCATCTGGTATGCGTTTCTGCGTCGCATTCAAAAAGAGAAGCGACAGCTCTATATCAAGTATAAGCAGATCGAACAAATGGACATTGAAGATGCTATGAGTGAGGATTCTGTTAGCCGAAAGACAAACATTCGTGAAGAACATGCTGCTCGCTTGGAGTTCATCAAGAACTACGAAGAAGCTATGGAAGAGTCCAAGAAGAAGCAGAGGCAGGTGAAGTTCAAGAAAGATCGGACCTCGAATGGATCGACTCTTTTCGGGGGTGATGATGAGTGATTATAAGGTAGCCATCCTCACTGACACACATTTCGGCGCGCGTAACGATAGTCCGGTGTTCCTTGATTACTTCATGGACTTCTACAACAACGTGTTCTTTCCGTATGTCAAGGAGAATAACATATCGACGCTGATTCATCTTGGTGATATTTGCGATCGTCGAAAGTATATCAACTTTCGCACGCTCCAGACATTCCGCGATGAGTTCGTCTTTCGCCTGTGGCGAGAGAAAATCGACACGCATGTCATCATAGGTAATCACGATCTATACAACAGGAACGACTCCAACATCAATTCGATGACTGAGCTGTTCACGACATTCGAGGGTGAGTGCGAGCCTTGGATCTATCACGATCCAACTGAAGTTGAAATATATGGTAAGAAGGTGTTGTTTGTTCCGTGGATCAATGAGGAGAACAAAGAGCGCAGTCACAAGCTGATTCGTTCGACTAATGCTCCTATCGTAATGGGGCACTTGGAACTATCTGGCTTCCAAATGCACAGAGGCGCACCAAACTCGCACGGAGACGATCCGTCTATATTTGATCGGTTTGATAAGGTTCTAACTGGGCACTATCACCACAAATCAGATGATGGAACCATCTTCTATTTGGGCGCACCATACGAGATGACATGGAGCGACTATCAAGATCCTCGTGGATTTCATGTGTTTGATATGGAGACACACGAGCTGGAGTTCATTGAGAATCCCTATCGTATGTATCACAAGATATTCTACAATGACAAGAATAAGACACTTGAAGAAATGATGGCAGATGACTTTGAACGCTATCGCAATCGTTGTGTCAAGTTTGTCGTTCAAGAAAAGAGCAATCCATACTGGTATGACATGGTTTTAGACAAGCTATATAAGGTCAATCCATTCAATGTGGCTATTGTTGAAGACTATAGTGATGATCTTCTGTCTACTACAGCGCAACAAACTGTAGACCAAGCTCAAGATACCATGTCGATTCTGACTTCGTATGTCGATAGTATGCAGGTGAATCAAAAGCAAGAAATCAAAGACTTGCTCGCGGGCCTATATACAGAAGCATTAACAGCAGAGGGGGACTAATGGTTACCTTCAAGACTTTACGCTGGCGTAATCTGTTGTCCACTGGAAACAACTGGACGGAGATTAAACTGAACGGTCAGAGCAACACTCTGATCATGGGTGAGAATGGCTCAGGCAAATCCACCATTCTGGATGCTCTGACCTTTGCTCTTTTCGGCAAGCCCTTCCGTAAGATCAACAAGCCACAACTCGTGAACAGTGTCAATGGCGGGGACTGTCTCGTGGAGATTGAGTTCACCGTTGGCACAAAGCACTATCATGTTTCACGAGGTATCAAGCCAAATGTCTTTACAATCACCTGCAACGGTGTGGAGATCCCTTCTCCTGCCGCTGCAAAGGACTATCAGGATATTCTGGAAAACCAGATCCTCGGATTCAGTTACAAGTCATTCTGTCAAGTCGTCATCCTCGGAAGCTCGACCTTCGTTCCCTTCATGCAACTGCCCGCTGGGCAACGCAGAGAGATCATCGAAGACCTCCTCGACATCTCAATCTTCGGGCAAATGAATGATGCTCTCAAAACGAAGGTGTCAGAACATAAAGAGAAGGTGAATACGGTCAAGTCAGAGATTGCCTTGAAGACGCAATACATCGACCTTCAAACAAGCACACTCTCTTCAATCAAGCAGTCTAATGATACAGAAGTAGATGATTTGAAGACCAAGATCGCGGAGCATACAAAAGCTCTCGACACGAGTTCAACGCAAGCTGAGACACTAAATCTACAAATCACTGCTCTGGAAGAGAAGGAAGTATATGCTCAACTTGATGCGAACATCAAGAGCCTTGATAAGGCAAAGACTATCAAGTCAAAGCTGGAAGGTAAGGTTGCTGGATATGATAAGCAGCTCAAGTTTCTTCACGAGAAGGATGACTGCCCGACATGCGAGCAGACTATTGACGAAGCGTTCAAGCGTTCTGCTGAAACTACCAAGACAGCAGAGCGTGATGTTCACCAGAAACATCTCGATGAGTTGAATCATAGAATCACACAGTTCAAAGACAAGATCGGATTAGGCAATAATATCAAGACAGAAATAGAAGGCGTCGTAGCGCAACTTAATAGTGTCAGATCTGATATGAATGCTACTCAGCGTGTCATCAACTCGCTGAACGAGCAGATCGCAAAGGTGGATGCAAAGCGTGACACCAAAGAGATCGAAGCAGGAATCGCTGAAGCAAAAGAAACTCTCCTTGAGTTCGAGTCGCAAAAGGAAGAGCTTGCTTCCAAGGCTGAAGTGTTTAAGGTTGTTGCTGGATTGCTCAAAGACAGCGGCATCAAGACATTGATCGTCAAACAGTATCTACCGATCATCAATCAGCTAGTCAATGGTTATCTGGCTAAACTCGATTTCTTTGTCAAGTTCAATCTCGATGAAAACTTCGATGAGAAAATACTCTCACGGCATCGTGATGACTTTAGTTATGCCTCATTCAGCGAGGGAGAAAAGTCTCGTATTGACCTTGCTCTCCTGCTGACATGGCGTGCTATTGCCAGAATGAAAAATAGTTGTGCTACCAATCTTCTTTTACTTGACGAAGTATTTGATAGCAGTCTTGATGATGGAGGGCTTGCTGAAGTCACAAAGATCCTGTATAATCTTGGAGAGGATCAAAACATTTTCGTGGTATCTCATAAGGGCGACCAAATCGCAGACAAGTTCAAATCAACCCTGCGTTTCGAGAAGGTGCGCGGGTTCTCAAAGATGATTGGAGCGTAGTATGGCTGGGCACGATGAAGTTGAAATGAAAGCGTGGCAAAAAGGCATTCCACTAACTGTGCTGAAAGACATTGAAGCGCAATACAAAGTGTATAACAGTTACAGTTGTTCACCTTTCAGTGAAGTGAAAAAGCATCGCATAGCAGACGCCATGGCGAAAGGAGAACATCAACATCAAGGATTCTGTCGATATGATCTCGCCGAAGCGAAGGTCAAAGGCAAGATCGTTATGTATGGTAAAGTAACGATTGGAGAGAAACTGCCAGGAGATTGCACGATTACAAACTTGACATTCACGGATGCAGAGAAAACTTCTGAACACCTGTCTACGATCTGCGATCCGTGTTGGGCATTTGCTTGGGCAGATTGGCAAGAGCAGAATGATGTTCTGGTCAATGCTGGGTTCAATAAAGTTGGTGTTAAGATAACGTCGTTTGCAGAAATATATAATGTGTATTTCAAGAATGGCCAAACGTCTACTCTATTTGAAGACCTGAGGCAACATCCTGTTCTCGATCCGCTTGAACATAGCACCCTCGACAGAATGGATGTTTCTATTGATAAGATCCTTCCGCACGTTCAGGATCTTCAGGAGCAGCTTTCTGAGCTGTCATTGGACTTCACAGATCACTACAGTAACTACAACGCGAAGCACTCATGGGGCGCGCTCTCGTTAAGAGGATATACACCCGATCCTGAGTTCATCACCAAGCCAGAAGAGATGAACAAGAAGTGGCATCAAGAAAATGAAGGCGAGACGTTCAGACTTCAGGATACGGAGCTTCGTTCTCTGCTCCCTGCCACAGAAAAACTACTTACCCTGTTGCCTGGTGTTCACCATCGGATTCGATTGATGCGCTTGACTGCTGGTGGTGGTGAGCTTCGTCGTCACACAGATCAAGTCGATCCTGATGCTGGAGTTATGGAGGGGCAGTTACTTCGATTCCACTTTCCGATTATCACCAATGATGACGTTAAGTTTACAATGTGGAACACGAAGAATGAAAAGAAAGAAGTGAACATGCGAGTTGGTGAGCTTTGGGCTATTGACACTCGTAAGCCACACATGGCAATCAATGGAGGAGAAGATGATCGCATTCATCTTGTGATTGATGTTGAAGCGAATAATGCTCTTCGTGAGCTGATATATAAGTCTATGGAGGTATAAGATGAAGAAGCTGTATGAGGATATGTTGTCTCGTATTCCACTCCGAGCGATTGGTGGAGAAGAGTATTCATACGAGTGTTACGGTAAGAATGCTCGATACTTGGATCTTGAATGTAACGCTACGGTAATCTTTGATGAAGAGACTGAACGCATCTTTGAAGTGACATTGTGGGACACCGGAGAAGACGCTCCAGAGTTCATCTGGCGTGACGATTTGTATTTTGATGCCTTTATGGATGAGATGCGAAAACGAAGAGGTATCAAAGAATCAGAGGAAACAGATGACATTGTTCAAATGAGAATGGCAACAACAGAGGATTTCGATCTCGTTGTTGAAACTATTCGTGAGCGTTTCATAGAAAATGACATTATAGAAGGTAAAGCAAAAAAGAGGACGTAACATGATGATTCATAATGAAGTAGATTTGTTTGAGAATCGTTATCAAGAAAATCATTGTGTTGATGGTGTATCTTTCGTAGCATACAAGAACGGAAGATTGGCTACAGATGATGACAACGCTCTCTTCACGGGATTATATCTCGCTGCTGCTGCGTTTCGATATGCGTCTACTCCTCACTCTGATGATAATCTAAATGCAGTCTGTAATGCTCTTGATGGTATCTCTCTATTGACGAGCGTATCTGGCACGAAGGGTGTTTTGGTTCGTCAAGCGTTTCCTTTGGAAAACGCTTGGGAGAGAATAGGATATGATCCTGTTATGTCAATGATAAATGGAAACACATTTGGGCAGAGAATCCGTGATGGCTATTTGTTTCATGGCGAGTATCAAGGAAAAGAGTATGTGTTTCTAACACGAACAACAAAGGATCAGATCACGGGCATTCTGTTTGGACTAACTTGTGCTTGGCATCTTGTTCCTCCAGCTCGTGATCAAATATTCATCATCGTTGATGATCTCTGGCAACGAATGAATAAGACGAACTATTCACTTCGTGATCAAACTGGAAGCACACACGGAACGACAGCACACATGCTCGATGAACCGTTGAAAGTTTGCCTAAAATCTCTATACAAGGCAGTCATCAATAGAACTGCTCCAAAGGCTGATAGCTTCTTTTTCAATCCATTCATCAACTGGCTAATGACCCTTCACTACAATAGAACGATACAAGGAACATATTCCTACAATCTCAATCTTCTAATGGCACATGCGCTGTTAATGCTGGAGCCGTATCATAAGTGTGATGTTGGTGTTCGTCAATGGAGAAAGAGATTACATGACATGGTTGCGAAAGACAGCAATCCACACTTTGATATGCTTGGCGTTGGTCACATGACTGTTGGATCTGTTGATGCACTATGGAGACGTATCAATGTTCCATATCACAAAGGATTTTGCTGGAGTCGCGATCCTGAAGAATGGTTTGGCTTCTCTTCTTCGAGTGATAAAGTCGGGCCCGGAATTGACGTTCTTCTTCCTTACTGGATGCACCAGTATTATAGCGAGCATCAGTTGACGTGAGCTTTCTTAATGCGGACATTCCAGTATTTGAAGCGTATGTCAGGAACGAGTTTCTATACGACATGCAAAAAGGATTTGGTGAGTTCACGCCAGTAGCAGTGTTTGGTGTGTGTTCAAGAGCAGGATGGGCAACTGGTTTTCATGTGATGACCGAACGTGGCGCACAAGTTGGAAGACTACCGATACATTCACTCGCATGGAAGAAGGATGCACCAACCAGACCATTAGATGCTCTACAGTTGTGGGACTCGTTTTCCGATGACGTTTCAGTTCACGAATATGGTCTGCTGGCAAGGAAGAGATGTCGTGTTCTACTCAAAGATTCGGAGGTGGTTAGTGCCACTTACTTATTTACATTCGATTGGACAAATGGTTGTCATGCTGATGGCGTCGGTGATTTGGGCTGGAAGTGCGGTCATTTTCTTAGGCTCGATGACGGCAATTTTAGCATTCAGCCTAATAATAGAATACTCTGGTACG